CCAGGTGCAGCTTCCAATGAACTAGATAGTCCTGCTGAATTCTTTGCAGAGCAATTCGTACAGTTCGCTTTAAGTAGAAATAAGGCAGGTGATGTCGGAACTCTGTCTCAATTATGGTCAGAAGTAGCTAAAAAAGTTAAACATATTATGACTAAATATTTCGGTCTTTCTATGGGTGATGAAGCTACTGATTTCGTAGACCCAGATTTAATACCATTGTTTCAAAGAATATTCCCAGACAACCATAAAGTTAATAGGTATATGCAGGTAGCAGAGAAGTACCAACCATACGGTGGTAGAGTATCTATGTTAGCTAAACATATGCTTAATTGGGATGATGTAAGATTAAAAATATTAGCCGCTATTGATAGTGGTGACTTACAAAGTATGTTGGCTGTTATGGGTGGAAGAGGTTCCAACCAATCAGATAGAACATTCTTCTCTGAAGTTATTGGAGAAAGTCCACATCCACTACAAGAAGCACACGACAACTTTACTTCATTGGCTCGACCATACTTAGGTAGAGAGGGTTCTAGAAGTTATTTAGATTACAGCACTAAACAAAGACGTAATAGAGTTCGTCTGTTAGATGGTGGTAAAGTTAAAAAAGGTACAGATGCTGAGGGAAATCCAAATATAAAACATCAGTATCAAAACGCACACTTTGTCAGAGCTAAATTAAAAAATATGTACTGGCAGATAGTAGAGTTCCAAAAGGAAATAGACCCTAATCAATTAAATGGTGGGGTGCGAGAGATTGCTACTGACCCAGAAATGTTAAGACAAATTTCTGATGGTGAGATTGCTAAAGATATAATCTCAACTGTTACTCAGCCAGAAGAAGTATTAAACAAAATAGATAATGAATTATACGCATCATTAGACCCAGAAGTACAAAAACTTGTAGACACTCAAGGCGAAGGTGGAGACCTAGGTCTACCTCCTATAGGTAATAGAGGATACACAGACAATTTAATTACTGCTCAAGCTAGAACAGCTACAGAATTAGACGATACTATGAGAGCCAAATTAATACTTGAAGAAATGTTAGTTACTATATCTGATATTCAAAGAGATATGAGAGACCAGTTAACTAGAAATATTCCTAAGAATAGTTTAGGCGAAGGTGTTTCAATTAAACTTGATAAGAATGGTATGCCTGAATTTGTTGCAACTAAAAATATTATATCTGAAGGACATAGAAAAAGAAAAGCTAGGGAGAAAAAACTACAAGCACAGAACGAGGCAATCTTAGCTAAACAAGTTATAGATATTCATAACGAAACAATAAGAGATACTAATGTAGAATTGGATAAAGGGTTAGATACTTTTGACCACAAATCTTCTGCAAGTTCACAAGATGTATTTGGCATTATAAGAGAACTATCTAATAGTAAAATCTCTGATGCTAGAACTAAAGACTTGCACAAAGCATTACATAATAAGATTAGAAGTACAGCAGAACTTGGTGATGTTGAGGTTAGTAAGGCTGATTTATACAGAGTAAAAGTTGGTAAGGGTGCAAATGAAAAGTTTGCAGAAACGCCAGACGAATATATTCAAGCTGTATTAGAAGCATTTCAACGTAGTGATGACAAGGCTATGGGTGTTGCGGCTAAAGCATTAAAAACATTATTTAATGAAGAGCCTAACATAATACCTAAAGGTCCTAACGTACAAAGGTTTGTAGATACAGAGTTAAGTCAAACTCAAGGTGTTAGTGGAGAGAACGGTATACCTGCTAATGCACCTATTCATATTAAAGAATTGTTAAGAAAGATTACACATAGAGATAAACTAACTGAACAGACATCAAGAACTATGACATATCGTCTAATTAATATGCTTGGTAATGCTCAACAAGATTATCTTGCTAATACTAACTTCTTAAGTGAACAACAATTTAATGGATTATTCCCAGACCAAATGATGCACTTCGGAGTGTCAGGTGTTACTAAACATATTAACGATAGTACTCTTCTTAACCCATTAAGAAAACAAATGCGTAAGTTGGGTCAGGCTTTAAGAGAAGGTAAAACAGGTACTAGCTTTATAGGTATAAGAGGAGAGGTTTCTTCTTACACTCCTATACACGAAATAGGTCACGTACTTTATAGGGGTACATTCTCTAATAACCAGAAAAAAGATATCGTATCTGCTTACGAAGAAGCAATACTTAGTGGCTCTGAAGAGGCTATGAAAATTAATAAAGCCTATGATGATATAAATACTTATTCTCAAGCAGAGGAATGGTTTGTAGATGGATTACATAACTTCTTAACTAACAAAGAAACAAGAGTTGGAAGATATAGAAGTATAGTACAAAGTCCAAAATTAGCTAGGTTGATTGATGATATCATTGAGAAGATGGCATATATGGTCAATGGTATGCTTGGCAACAAATCAATGAGACAGAAGTATAGATACCTAACTTTCTATGGAGATATGTTCTTCAACAGACAGGCTACTAAAAACCCTCATACTTATATTGCTGATGCTACTAACAATAGAGCAGTTGATAGTGTTGATGCACCTAGATATGCACAAGAAGTAATACAATCTTATGACCCAAGAAGAGAGTTGTCAGCTAGAGAATTTGTTGGTGCTAGAGAGGGAGAGCCTCTAATGGAATATGTGGAATTCCACGGAACTATTAGTGGTAAGAAATTTGATAAAGCAGGAAATCCAGAAGCTATTCTAGAGCCATCAAATAGTAATGCTTTATATGGTGAAGGTGTTTACTTAACTAAACAACCACAACTTAGTCAGAAGTACACAGAGAATACTCATTATGACGCACTAATAAAACTAATTGATAGTGCTGATACTCCACCTGAAAAAAGAGCAAGAGCAACAGCATTAGCTGAAGAGATTGCTCGTCTAGAATACGCTAAAGATTTAGAACAAGGTAAGTTAGATAGTATACATTGGTCTGAAGGTACTAAGAGAAGTTCTCAGGAAATGCTTGATAGCCCTGGGATTTCGTCTGACGTACCAGCAGATGCTCCAGCTATGGTGCACTTAAGACATATAAAAAGAATAGCTAAATTTAATAAAGATAAAGAAGCACTTCTTAATACATTAACAGAACTAACAGGTGCTGAATACAAAGGTAAGGTACTTCCTCTACTTGTCCAAAAGAATAAGACAATGGATTTCAGAGAGAGTGCTTTATATTCAATAGGTAAGGTAGAAGATAACACTACTGGTCTAAAAAATTTAATGCCAGTTCTTGGGGAACTAAACGCATCTAAAATAATAGAAGATGTTCAGATGGCTAGTATGATTGAAAGACTAGGTATGGTTGAAGCCGATGGTTCTTTCTCAGGTCACGATTTTTGGGATGAATTATTAGAGGCAGTAAAAGCATCTAATAGAGCAAATGACAGCGAAGCCAAAGAGATGATTACTCAAGCATTTAGAGAAGCAGGATATGATAGTTTTAATGTTACCGAAACAGATGGTGTAACATCTAATGCTATTGATACTACTGTTGTATTTGATAGCCACCAAGTTAAACACGTTGACGCTAGGAAGTTCGACCCATCAGAGCCAAGCATATATTACAATAGATTAAATCCAGAGAGTGAAACTCCAGCAGGTTCACTACTATCAGATAAAATAGATTTAGGAGAAAACATTGTACCAGGTGATTATGTTTATGTAGGTACCAATGCTCAAAGATGGGGTGTGGCAGATGCATTACAACCTATACTTAGAAAGACAATAAAGAAAGAACCTTTAACTGTAGAGGAAGTTAATACTACTGGTAGAATTGGTCACAAAACAAACCTGATTAAAGAAAACTCAGCACACGCAAGACGAATAGGTGCTAAATGGTTTGCTGATAAAGTAAAACCAGAAGCAGGAGCAGGTATATACCAAAAACATACAGCAGATATGGCTAAAGTAGTTAGACCTATGGTAGATGCTATGATGAATTTACCTGATGCCAAGGGTGCTTTTAAAAATTGGATTAGAAAATCTGCACCTTTACTTTCTCCTAAAGTAATATCTAAACCTTTGTCTTGGGCTGGATTGAGAGATGCTGGTAAGGTATCACAACCTGCTAGTCATAAACGTATACTATCTGCGATTAGAAAGGATGACTTAAGTAAACTAAGTGCAGACGAAAAACAAGTTGCTGTAATGGTTGTCAACGCTTTTAGAAAAGAACTAGAAGATATGCAGGGTCTAGGTATTAATGTAGGTAATATCCATTTAAGAGGTAAGAAATACTATATGCCTCAAATCTGGGATTCTGTTGCTGTTTCGGAAAACGCTAACAGATTTTTAGAAAGTCTTACACGTTATATAATACGTGAACGTAGAAGTGTTGGTGAAGTAATATCAAGACAGAAAGCAAGTGAACACGCAAATAAAATTTTTAAAAAGATAACAAATGATGATGGTCATATTTCTTTAGATGATAACTTAAGAAATCAAATATCTTCTGACCCATTCTACCAAAGATTTATTAATCTAAATCCAGACGAAGTACCAGAATTCGAAGGCTTTATGGTTAATGACCTAGCAGGTATTATTACTAGATACTATGATAAGACTACTAGAAAGAAAATTATGGCTAATGAGTTTGGTGTAGGTGGACACGGACTTGATGCTTATAAATCTGTTGGTGTTGATGGACCTGAAAAGGGTGCTGAAATATTAATGAGCACTCAAACAGGTAGAACTAAAATGGGAGAAATGGATAGTCAGATTGTAGTGGAGACTATTGTTGTTCCTAGATTACACGGACACACTATGGAGAGTGCACAGAAACTTGTTATGGATGCTTATGAACACATACATTCTGGTACTGGTTCTAGTATGTCTACTAGAAAAGCCAATGCTATTAATATGATACTTGGTGAATACAACTTAAGTAACGTAAGCCCAGCACAATACAAAAACATAAAGCATAGAGTAGAGGGTATTGTTAATGGAATGGCAGATTTTGACCAACAATTAAATATGGATAATGCTGTTTGGTTAGACAGATTTATAGATGTTCTGGATAAAAAACCTTACATTCAATCATCAGTAGGTATGAATAAATGGAGTAGAAGAGCAAGAGCATTTAACTCTATCACACTACTATCTTGGACAACTCTAACATCTATACCTGATATTATTTTACCAGCAGTTAGAAGTGGAAACTTCTTAGCTTGGGCTAAAGCGTGGAGACAAGGGATGTTACAAGACCCTTCATACAGACAAGCAAGTAAAGATATTGGTGTAGGTATTGAGAACCTAGTTCACGATAGAATGACACATATGGCTGGTGAAGATAGCCAACAGTTTTCTAATGCATTCTTCAATGCAACAATGCTAACTCCTTGGACAAATTTCCAAAGAGAAATATCAGCATTAGTAGGCTTCAATGCTTTCAAATCAGAAATAGATAAAGCACATCGTTTAATGAAAAAAGGAGATACAACTTCTACAGCATATAAAAACTCTATACGTTTCTTAGAAAGATATGGAATGTCTGAATATGTAAGTGGAGGTAATTTAGGAGACATAAGAGCACACGTGTCTGATGATAAAGTCAGATATGCAGTTATGAGATTTGTAAATGAAAGTATATTTACACCAGACCCTAATGATGTACCTACGTGGGCACAGACACCTTGGGGTTCTGTTATGTTCCAACTTAAATCTTTCCCATTAATGATGGGTAGAATGGCTAAGTACTCATTAGACGAAGCAGGTATTACAGGTAAATTACCATTAGGTTCTAATATGAAACCTTTAATGGCACTAGCAACTGTTGCTCCTATCTTTGGTGCGACAGCTAATGCTACTAAAGATATAATCTTACAACGTGGTGGAGTAGATGAAGAAACAGGAGAAGATAGAGTATTCAGACAAAGACTAGCGTCTAAACAAATATGGGGTAAATTTGCAAAAGAAATATTTGGTGCTGATGTTGATAACTGGGCAACAGACGAAGATAGTTTAAATGCTCTTATGGGTTCTTACTGGGAAGGTGTACTAGCGATGGGTGGTCTTGGTCTTATAGCTGAGATGATGCATAGTTCTGCAGCACAGATAGATAATGGTGCATATGGTAGAGAAAGATTAATCAGTACTATTTTCGGTCCTACTGCTGGTGCAGGATTAGATGCCGCTAAAGTTATAGAAGGTGGTTACTCTGCTGTCGCAAACGATGGTGGAACTAATGCTAAAGAAAGAACTGCTACACGTATATTAGCAAGAAGAGTTCCAGTACTAGGTGGTATGAAGGGTGTAACTGAAGATATCGTAGATACTGTCGCAGGTGAAAGAAGTTCTGGTTCATCTGGTGGTTCTTATAAAAATTTAGCAGAAAGATTAGAAGCTCGATATAAAGGTGAGACATCAATAGAGGGAAGTATTGCGAAAGCATTAGCTAAATATGGGAAATAGTAGTGGTATTTACAGAAGTTCTGACAGGAATTGCATTAGTCAATTCAGCAACCAAGGCAATCAAGGAGTTGGTTGGTAGTGCTAACGATGTTAGTGCTTTAGCAAAACACATAGACAATCTATTCGATGGAGAGAAACATATACAAAAAAAAAGAATGGGTAAGTATAAATCTCTTGACCCATTCTCACATACATCAGTAGCAGAAGAAACAATCAATGCTAAACTTGCTCAAGAGCAGATGCAGGAAATAGCAACGCTAATAGATTATCGCTTTGGACACGGTACTTGGGCTGGAATTATTGCAGAACGGGCTAGACGAATAAGAGAAGCGAAGGAGGCAGAAGCCAGACGAAGGGTAGCACACCGTAAAAAGATGGAGGAAGTTAATACTTGGGTAGTAACTATTCTAACCATAGTGGGTGCGACAGCAGTATTAATTTTAGCTATAATGTTATTTAAAAAAGGAATGTGAATATGAATAATTTTGGTAATAGATTAAATGAGTTATATGCTAATCAAGGACAGATGGCTAATGCACAACCTGTGCCTATGCCTCAGATAATGCCTAATCCTAGTATACCACCTGCAGATATGCCACAGATAAGTCCAGACCCTAACGCAATTCCTCCTGTGCAAATGCCACAGATAGGTCCAGAGGGTATGATGGATAATATGAGTGAAGAAGAAATACAGAACATTGTTAATATGTTTAGACAATATATGAACAAAGCTCCACAGTTAGGAGTTCCAGAAGAACAATCACAAGGAAGTCTAGAAGATATTATAGGTCAAGCTGTGATGCAATATATGGGTGCACAGGGAGGTCAGTAGTGGACTTCGAACAGTTAGCTAAACACTTAAAGATTTATGCAGAGGGTGGTGGAGACCTATCATACCAACAGCAACCTTCAGGAGTTAAGACGAAAGATTTTAGTATGGATGCTGGAGTAGAAGCATCAATCCCAATAGATAAATTAATACGAGAGGCTATGTTAAGGTTGTCTGCAAGTGGATATGCTTATGATGGTGGAGTAAAGTTCCCCCAAGAATGGCAACAATATGGAGCACCTCCTAAGATTGAATACGGAGATAAAGTAGTAGATAATCTAGGTATTGGCTTTGATAAAGGTGGTCATAGTTTGGATTTTAATTACAACCCAGAAACTAATAGTAAACATTTTAACTGGAAATTTAGGATGAAATTCTAATGATGGCTTTTGTTAGAGTAATGGAAATGACTAAAGGTTGGTGCGAAAAAGCTCTCTCTCCACACCTCTCCTACGTACTAATCCTTTTAGTATGCGTCCTCCTGCTTTTCGCCATTTAGGAAATTCATCAGAGGCTCCAAGATATTCACCACGATTTAATTTCATACGCATAGTAGAACTTTGGAAGTTCCCACTACCCACATTAAATATAAAAGAACATAGAGCAGAGAACATATTCTCATCTATCTCAGCAGTAACTAACTTTCCTATTGCGTGATAACAATGAGTTAACTCTCGTCTTAATAGGTTCTCACCTTCTTCTTCTGTGATAGGAGGTTGGTCTTTAGTAATAGATTTACCATTCATATCCCAAGTACTTCCGTAACCTATAGTCCAGCGATTAGCTGGACATAGGTATACAGACGAGGAATAACCTTCAAAAGATTTTATGATATCTAATCCTTCTTGGTTTATAACCATTAGAACAAAATCATTCCAACAACAAAACCAATAGCAAAACCTATGATACCTTCTCTGTAATACAGAGATTGTGTAGATACCCAAGTTTTCCAATCAGCGATAGTCTTACCAAATATTTTCATATTACTTCCTATTAAAACTTCTTTGACCAAACCAGAATGAAACAACTGCTGCCCATACTGCTTGTATTTCGTTTGACCAAATACGATTATACATCTCTAGATTGACCCAACCGAAAGCCAACATAAAGGTTAATAACATAAACTCAATAAACAATAAGTACGTCATAATAGGTCTCACACTTGCTGACAAGTTGACTACCCACGTACTAG